GAAGGCAGAATAGACCTCACCCTTCAACACAACATCAAAGAAACCGCCATCTGAACAAATCTTATCAAAGAGCTCGTCTAAACGGTACCTTTTGCCCGCGTAAAACACGATCCTGTTGCTCTTAATCTCGCCTACCCAGCTGTATCCATGAGATCTGCATTTTGACGCCATAGCCTGGCAAGTAAACCAGGAATCCCAAAGCCAAATCGTCTTCTTCGCCAGTGGAGTGTGCTCATCGATGATGTCGCATGCTAACTGCAGCCTCGTTTTAAACTCGATTCCCTTCTCGCGGCACTTCTTCTGGTTGCCATACAGCTTCAAGCCGTCTGTGGCCGTCATCGAATCGGCGGACGCGGCGGAGCGGATGTTCCTAGAGTGGGGCGGCCGAAAGGATCAAGACGATCTGGTCGTTGACTCTCTCGGGGTGGGCGCGGGTACAGCCGGCACGCTCATCAAGCGCGGCTATCGGGTGGTGCAATACAAGGGCGGCGCTGCCGCGGCCAATTCCCTCAAGTGGCGCAATCGACGCGTGCAGACGTACATCGCGCTCCGGGATGCCTTCCGGGATGCCACCGTCGTCATCCATCCCCAGGCGGTACAGGACGATCTCGCCTGGGATGAGTTCGAAGCGCAGCTCACCTCAGTCAAAACGAAACCGGGTACCGAAAAGCTGGAGGATCTCGTCACGAAAGAGGATATGAAACGCGACGGCCTGAAATCCCCCGACCGGGCGGATAGCCTCGCCATGCAATTCGCGACGATTGCCCCGAACATTACAGGATCGGTGAGCTTGCCTAATAACGCTCCCGTGCTCATCCCCTCGCGCTCCATGGAAGGCTACGTAGGCTAGTGGCTAATCTTTTCATCCGCGCCAAAGCGCTATTCGCGAAAGTCGAACCGCTGGAGTCGGACAAGGCGGTCAAGGCGCCACGCATGGACGACGTCGCCACCTACGAAAAGTCCACCATCGGGCTCGGACCTCGATACACCCCCGACCTGCTCGTCCGTCGCAACGGCATCAGCATCTACGAAAAGATGCGCATCGATGAGCAGGTGAAGGCAGTGATGAACTTCAAGCGCGATGCCATCACGGCACGCGGCTGGACGTTCAAATACGAGGACGAGTCGAGCCTGAACGAAGAAGAGCGCGGTAAGCGCATCCGGGTGTTCACCGAAATCTTCCACAAAATGCGCGGGAGTTTCGTCGACGCATTGAACGTCATCGCCACCGGCCGCGATTACGGCTTCAGCCTCACGGAGAAGGTTTACAGCGATGTCAAGATCGACAAGCAGACCTATATCGGCCTCAACATGCTGCTGGGTCGTGACCCATCCAGCTTCGAGTTCTGGACCGACGATTACGGCATCCTGAATCGCGTCGAACAGGTCGTGCCCGGAAAACGCATCGTCGTCGACATGGGACGGATGATCCACTACGTCCACTCACCTGAGTTCGACCGCTACTACGGCCGTAGCGATCTCAGAGAAGCCTATCGTGCGTGGTTCATCAAGCAACGCGTAGGTGAATTCTGGGCGCTGTACCTCGAACGCATGGCCGGCGGCTTTTTGATGATGAAAAAGACGGCTGATAGCTCAATGCAGTACGGCTCAGCCGAGCAGAACTCGTTGCAGGACGTACTGACGAATCTGCACAGTGCATCGGGCATCATCCTGCCTGCCGGCATTGAGCCTGAAATGATCCAGCCGGCCACCACGGATGCTTTCGAGCGTGCCATGGTGTTCTGGGATCTGGCTATTGCGAAAGCGCTTTTGGTCCCGAATCTGTTGGGCATCTCACACACCGGCCAGACGGGAGCCTTCGCTCAATCGCAAACGCAACTCGAAGCGTTCTTCTGGACGCTCAACGCCGACAGTGAGCGCCTAGAAGCCACGATCAACGAGCAGCTCGTCCAAGACCTGGGCGACCAGAACTTCGGCGACGGCGACTACCCGTATTTCTGTTTCAAGCCGGCCAGCATCGAACACATCAAGCGCGTGATCGACAATTGGAAAGTGCTGGTGGACGCCAAGTCCGTCATCACGTCCGAGGCGGATGAGGAACACTTCCGCAAACTGCTCGACATGCCCAAGCGGGATGAGGATACCGAGCCGCTCATCGATCCCTTGGCCCAGCAGCAGCAGACCATGGCGGAAGACGGACAGGGCTTCGACCAACAGATGCGCGGCAACCAGGACAAGCGCGCGCAGGCGGAGGCGGACCGCGCCGCGAAGGCCGAGACCGATGCCAAGTTCGCCGCGCTCAATGCCCGCTTTGACACCCTACTTACCCGCCTGCGACCCACCGGGGTCGCCCCTCATGTACACGTCCATGCCGGTCGTTCGCCTGGATATCATTTTGAATTCAACCCTGATCAACCGAGAGCAGATGATGGCGAATGGACTGATGGCGGCGGAGGGTCTGGCGGTTCTCTATCTGATGATGAGCACGTTGCCGTTACTTCATACCGTGAGGACGGCTACGGTTACGTTAATTCTTATGTCGCCGGGAAGACTTCGGGCTGGAGCGAATCCTATAAAGAGCAGGCCGCGTATGAGGCGGCGCATTTGGAATCGGCAATCAACAAAAGCCCATTGGCTGCAGATGAGACGCTTTATCGTGGGTTTTCGCACGTTGGGCTTTCTCAGAATGCTGAGAAACTCGTAGGCCGAGAGATCGGAGCGGACAAATTCTTATCCACCTCGCGGGAGAAGTTCGTCGCCGAGTCTTTCGCAAGCAAGGGGGATGCGCCTGTGGTATTTCGCATCCGCGCGCCCAAAGGAACGCGAGCGCTGGATATGGATAAGTTGACAGGCAAAGCCAATGGGGAGAAAGAAGTTTTGCTGTCGCATCGGGCCAAAATCCGCATCACCGGGGTGACGCGTGGGCGAGTGACTTATGTTGATGGAGAAATCACGGGATGAGTAAGGGCCTGCAAAACAGAATGGCCGTGGATGATGCTGCGGTCGAGAAATGGCTCAATGCGCCCAAGGCCAAAATGCGACGTATTGTCTCTCACGGCCCCCTTCGCGGCTGCACCGTTGAGCAGTTCAACCGCGCGACCCAACGAGTAGCGTTCACCGTCATCGAGAGTCGGCAAGACCGCATGGCCGGCGAACTCACGGGACAGGTGGCGCAATTCATCGCCAAGGCCGCCAAGAGGCTGCTGGGCACAGATGACGACCTGTCCAAGCTCATCGATACGGACCCGTCTGACGTAGCCGGCGTCGAACTCAACAGCGCCCAGAAAGGCAAGCTGAAGGACCTATACCGTCGCTCACTGGCCTCGGCATGGACGCTCGGGGGCTCGCTTGCGCGAAACGAGCTCGAACGCGCCCGTGGCCAAAGATTCGTGATCATGAAAGACTTGCGTGAGTCGGCCGCCGATTATTTCGAAGTGAACGGGTTTCGGATGGCCGGCAATGTATCGGACGGGGTACGCGCGTTGATTCAGCAGGAATTGCAGAACAGCATCAAGTTCGGCCGCACGGCGAAGGACACTCGGGAAGTGATCTGGGACCGGCTGGTGTCGCGCGGGTTCACCAATCGCGAGAGTGTGCGCGAGGTGGAGACGGACCCAGCTGTCATGCACACGCTGAACGATCTGTGGGGCGTGAGCGAACCGCAGACGGCGGCGTATCTGGATACCCTCGCGCGTACCAATCTGTTCGAGGCGATGAACGAGGCGCGCTATGCCGAGTTCACGGACCCCGAGTTGGGTGGGTTCGTGGTGGCGCTTCAGTACAGCGCGATACTCGATGATTGCACGACCGAGATTTGTGAAGCATTGGACGGTAAGACATGGGCGGAAGATTCCGAGATGTGGGATTCCCTACGCCCTCCAAATCATTGGAGCTGTCGTAGCGTGCTCATCCCCGTGACGGAGATCGATGGCTGGGACGGGAAAGAATCGCCAGAGCCGAGCGTGCAACCGCAGGCGGGATTCGGAGGGACGCTGCAGTGAAAGCCCCATGGCGAGATTTCGCCGGTACCGACATTTACGAGGGCGACGTCCTCATCCATCCCTCTGGGGAACGCGGGAAAGTCGTTTACCTACCGTACAAGGATGACGACCACACGCGATGGCGTGTCGATTACGGCGATGGCGGCCCGTACTCCAGTCTAGGGCTGCAAATTGGCGACAAGGGGCGCGCTGTAGTGATTGAGAACGCTTCCCGCGTCATCACCCGCGACAAGCACGAGGAAGCGCCGCAGTGACTGAATCGGAATTCATCGATGCCATGATTGACTCGCTCCCCGAAGATATTCGGCAGGCTCACGAGCGCGTGCGTGCCGAAGCGGATCGAATCGAAGCGCGCGTCGATCCAATCGGCCGCATCATCCGGCGCGTCATGGACGATGGCATCAAGACACGAGACGGAGTCGGCTAACATGCCCGTACCGCATCAGGACGAAAACGAAAGCGCATTCGTGGACCGTTGCATGAGCGATCCCGAGGCCATGCGCACGTCACCCGAGCAGGACCAGCGCGCCGCGCTGTGCCATTCGCTCTATCGCGAGCACAAGAAGATGATGGATAACGGCCAACATGCGCAGGGGAAGAAGCGATGAACGCTGCAGACAAGACGAAGGATGGTGCAGCGTGAAGCGCTATCTCGTATTCGCAGGAGCCACCTATTATCCGGGCGGAGGCTGGTGCGATTACTGCGGCGACGCGGATACGCTTGAGAAAGCTAGGGCGCTTGCAAAGAAACCTACTAGTTGGGCAACTGATTGGCATCAGATCGTCGATACGACTACAGGCAAAGAGGTCGAAGGCTCATGAACGCCGCTGACGCTGCTACCGAAGTCCTGCTCTCGCAAGAGATCGAATCCCTCGCCGGCTGTGTCGCGCGTGGGCAATCACCTGACTCATATCAGGATATCGTGGAGAAGATTCGCGGGCATGCCGTGAAACTGCCGCTTGAACGTCGCGAAATGTGGGCTGAGCAATGCCAGTCGCTGGGCGTGACGCTAATACCGTCTCCGCCTCCGCCGCCTGAGCCGCCTCCGATGCGTAAAATCAAGGAAGGCATACGCGTCCTCGTTCCGGCCCCGGATCAGACGAAGGGCGAATGATCGGTGGCGCCGCAATGATGGTTATTCAGTCAAAAGGCGGAGGCTTGGGCGCGCTAGTCGGGCTGCTGGCGATGGCCGTCACTGGCGTATGCTTTATCGTCGCTGGGATTCGTGAGCGACTATTACGCAAACGTGGAAACGTACGCAAGTGAACGATATCGGCATTGTCCCAGCCGTTCCGCTGGTTCCAGATCAGCCACCGACTGTTGTTGAACGGCAAATATGGGAATGGAGCGACCGTGCAGACCTCGCGCAACACGCCTTCGACGGGCAGTGGCGCGTGTTGTGCACATACGCATCATTTGGCGTTGAACTCATGGAACGCTGGTTACCCGCAGATAGCAGCGTAGAAGGCGTTCAAATCGAATCGCGCGTAGAACATTGCTTGCGCAAGATGATGGGAGGCGCCAGCGTGCCATAGCGACGGTCGAACTCAAGGGCCAGGAAATCTTCGCCATCGGCGAATGGAACTCTATTGAGTTCTCAGAAGCCGACGTTGACAGCATCATCAAGTCTTTCGACTTGCTTGAGTTGGCCGGCCATATCCCTTTGAAGTTGGGCCACGAAGGCCCGGATGCGCGTGATGATCCTGAGACGCAGTTCGCGTTGGGCTGGGTCACCAAACTCTATCGCGAGGGCAAGAAGCTACTCGCCGATTTTACCGTACCGGAGAAGGTCGCCGCATGGATACGCGACGGCATGCTCCGTTTTGTTTCCGTAGAACTTCTGAAAGACGTCAAAGCCGATACACGGGAAATCCCGTGGGTGCTCGACGCAGTAGCTCTACTGGGTGCCGACCAACCCGCAGTTGGCATCCTAAAATCCCTGTCGCTGACGATGGCTCGAAGCACTGCACTCCAGTGTCGTGAGCGCGTGGCGTTCTCGCGGGACAACCCCACTACTGGAGGCCACACGGCCAATATGGCAGAACCAAACGATGACATGAAGGCGCTTCTTGCGCGGCTGACGGCGGCCGAGAGAAAGGCCGACGACGCCGAGAAAGAGCGCGACACAGTGCGTCTCACCGCGGCGCGTGCCGAGCAGGCTGAAGCGAAGCTCAGCGAGCTTCAGGCGCAGACGCGTAACGAGAAGATCGCCGCGCATCGCAAAACGCTCATGGAATTGTTCGAAGCACCGATCAAGGCAAAGACGATCCTGCCTGCGGTGCGCGAGCAGTTCAAGCGCGTGTACAAGACGGAAACCGAGGCCGTGCTGGACGTGACGGTATCGGATGCGGATGTGTTCATTCGCGCGAATCCGAATCCGGATGCGCCGCGTGTTCTGAACACTCTGCAGAACGATCCGAACGATCCTGCCGAGAAGGCATTGTTCTCGGCCCGTATGGCTGCGGCAACGGCCGCAAGCAATCCGGCGAACCGGGACAAACCGCGCGATCAGCTCATGGTCGAAGCAATTCAGGTGGAACTCCGCCGTAATCCTGATCTCGCCAAGGGTTGGCAGAACGCCCCCGGCACGATCGGTAGCCCCTCGGGAGGCTTGGCCTAATGGCAACTGACGGCAGACGAAATGCATGGGCGGTAACGGCAACCGAAGATCTTTCGGTAGCCACAGCTCGCTTTCACGCGGTGTCCCTCGCGGGCCTCGTGGTGGCGAATACTTCTCGCGCCGGCGGCGTGCTTATCACGTCCGCTCGTTCCGGCGAACGCGTAAGCATCGTGACTGAAGGTGTGCAGAAAGTGGCGGCAGGCGGAGCAGTTTCCACGCTCGGTTATCCGTTGACGATCACAACTTCTGGCTGGTTCATCGCGGCAAGCTCTGGCGGCGCCCAAGTAGGCCGTGCAGCGGCAACCTGTGCTTCCGGCGATCTCGTGGAAGCGTTCATCGACTTCCACACCATCCCGGCTTGGCCCGGCGTGTAACGGAGGCATAGCAACACAATGGGTCTTTCAACTGGCCGCGATCTCCACGTGGACACGTTCCTGTCCGAGATCGCAATCAACTACCGCCCGGAAGGGTTCATCGCGGACATGATTGCGCCGATTGTCCCGGTGGGAAAAGAGACGAATTTCTACCCGGTGTTCAACCGGGGTGAGACGTTCGCTATCGAGGACACGGCGCGTTCTCGTGGCACCGAAGCCAAGCGCGTCACGCGTTCGGTTTCGACTGCCGCATACGCGTGCAAGAACTACGCGCTCGCCTATGATGTCCCGATTGAGGATCGGGCGAACATGGACGCGGCGTTGCAGTTCGAGCTTGACGTGGGTGCCACCCGATATCTCGAAACAAAGCTGTTCCTTGACTGGGATCGCCGTGTGACGAACATGGTGGGCTCGGCGTCCAATGTTTCCACGGGCTTCCTGACGGGCAGTTCGTGGGTGGCGGGCGCTTCCCCTGGTGATCCGATCTCGATGATCTGGAAAGCCATGGAACAGGTGCAGAGCCAGACCGCGCAGAAACCGAACTCGATTCTGTTCGGCTGGCAGGCGTGGAACTACTTCCGCCGAAATTCAAATTCGAGAAACTTCGTTCTCGGTCTGAACAACGGCGGTGGCGCGGTGACTCGTAACGCGACGCAGGCGGCCTTCGAGGTCGATCGACTCGTGGTGGCGGGTGGGTTCTACAACACGGCAAATGAGAACCAGACGGCGGCTCTGACGGCGAATGCTCTCAAGGATTCCGTGCTGGTGTACTACGCGCCGCTGGCTCCTTCGCGGGAAACGCCGTCGTTCATGTACTCGTTCCGCTGGACCGATCCGGAGCTGGGTACGCCGTTCGCAGTGATCCGGCATCCCTACAATACGCGCACGAAGGTCGATGGTATCGAAGCGCAGTACTACCAGGACGAGAAGATCACCGGTTCCGAGTACGGTGCTCTGATCGTCGGGGTGGGTTCCGCGCAATCTGGCGGCTTGACCTGACAGACGTCCCCTTGCCCGGGGTGTAACAGCCCCGGGCTTTTTGAGAGGTAACGAGTGAAAGCCGTTCCGGTGCGTGAGATTCACGAGATCGAGCTAAGCTCGAAGTGCTCACTCGCCTGCCGCTATTGCCCGCACCCGAAACTGGAACGGCCGAAAGAACACATGTCGTGGGAGACATTCGAGCGCACGCTCGAACATGTCGCCTACTACGTTGAGAAAGGAACGCAAGGCGAGGTCTCGCTGACAGGGATCGGAGAGGCGATTCTTCATCCCCGTTTCGTTGAGGCAGTGTTTCGCGTTCGAGAGACGATTGGCCCGCGTAATATCGTGCTGGCCACGAATGGCGTCGACATGACGGCAGAGATTGCCGAAGTCCTCGCCAAGCTACGTGTCATTACCTTTGTGAGCACGCATAGACCCGAAAAGGCCGGCCCCGCGTGGGAGATGCTGAAAAAGGCCGGGGCTATCGGTGGTCTCAATACGGCCTTCGTGGATTCGGCCATAGACTGGGCAGGGCAGGTGAAATGGCACGCCTCGGCGCCTACCCATGAATGCACCTATCTCGGCGCTGCGTGGGCCGTGGTGCGTCAGGATGGCGATATCAACGCGTGCTGCATGGACGCGCACGGGAAGCACAGGCTCGCAAGCGTGTGGGATGAGCCGGGGACACTCATGACGCGGCCGATTGATCTGTGTTCGAACTGTCACTTGACGGTACCGGCGCAATTTCAACAAGAGGAAGCGGCGTGATACTAGAAGAAGCCAAGCAGATCATTGAAAATTGCCGTGATGACTATCACGATTTCGATATTGGCGAGCCTTTTTGCATTGATGGTTTCTACAGGCTCAATGAGCTAGAAGCGCTATTGGTGCTCGCGCGCGACGCGGTTTCTAACAAAGGCGCGGGTTGATGTTCCCCATTCGCGCCATCCACCAGATCGAGATGACGAGCAGGTGCCAGCTCTCGTGCAAATACTGCGCGCATCCGAAGATGGCGCGTCCAAAGATCGACATGGACGATCTGACGTACGCCAAGGCGCTGCTGTGGGCTCGCCAGCTTCCCGGCCCCGAACTGAATCTCGCCGGCATCGGTGAGAGCACCATGCATCCCGAGTTCGTGCGCAACGTGTTTCTCGCGCGCGAGGCCGTCGGCCCGGACGTGCCGCTCATCCTCGCTACCAACGGCATTCTGATGACGCGCGAGATGGCGCTGGCGATTGCGCCCACCAGGATTCGCGTCTGGGTGAGCTTGCACCGCCCGGAGCGCGCCGGTCCTGCCGTGGAGGCGTTGAAGGAAGCAGGCATCATCGCGGGCGTGTCCTCTGATGCAGCCATCGAGGCGGTTGACTGGGCGGGCCAGGTCAAATGGCATGTATCCACCCACCAAAAGGGCATGCCCTGCCCGTGGGTGAAGAACGGCCGCGTGTTTGTGCTTGCGGATGGTCGACTCGCGCGTTGCTGTTTCGACGCGACGGCCGAAGACATCATCGGCACCGTGGATGATGACGTGTCGGCGCTCAAGACTGCACCCTACAGACTTTGCAGCTCATGTCACCTTGATGTGGGCGTTTCATTTCCGTCCTCTCCGGCTGGCACCGGCCTTACGGTGCAAGTGACCAGCCACCGCCAGACGGGGAGGCCGGATTCCATCAAAACTCAGGAGGCACAAGTGCCCTATCGACATGTAGCAGGAGGCACCAGCGTGCCATAGATATCGCAATCTACGCAGCCGGTATGCCGTTCGACGGCAACACCGTTGCCACCAAATCTTTAGGCGGCTCGGAATCCGCGGCATTTTATCTCGCGCGTGAACTAGCCAGTAGAGGACATCGCGTCTCGTGCTGGACGAGCACAGACAAGGATATCCACGTCGATGGCGTGAACTACTGCGCCGTTGGCCCGCACAGCCAGGAATTCCCGCTAGGCGAGCGCTTCGATCACTACGCCTCGCATACCCCGCTCGATGTGCTGATCATGCAGCGCCAGCCCCACGCCTTTCACAAGAAGTGGAACGCGAAGGTGTGCATCTGGCAACTCCACGACCTCGCTCTGTACCGAAGCGCGGCTCACGTGCTCAACGGCCTGTGGCAGATTGATGCTGTGACGACGGTGAGCC